TGCTTGCCAATTCGGCTTCGGTTGCAGCCCTAGCAATTGATATGTCAGAAGCATTAGCTGCGGCTTGTGTTCGGTGAGAACTACCCGCCGAATCATAATAATATGTAGGGAGTGCGGCAGCGGCAGCGGCAGCAGCGGCAGCATTCCTAGCGACCATCGCAGCATAATCCATATCCTCTGAGCTTCCACTGTTACCAGTATAACCACCGCCCGTAACAGCGTTGCCAACACTAGAGATAACGCCGCCGCCAGAATAAGTATCCCCAGATGCTCCTCTACCACCGCCGTCGAACATATCGCCTACGCTGTCAAAGCCAAAAATACCATAAACGGGAATGCCATCAGGACCGGGGATACCAGCGCCACCCATATCACGCAGCATTTGCTCTTCGGCTGGATTAATGTAGGCCAGCATGTGTGGCTGATCCATTAACTGCGCCTGCCGTGGCACCATGTTAGCAAATGCGCCGTTCTGGCGGGGGGCCGAACCCTGACCGCCCTCAAGATAATCGTTCATCTGGCTCATGTAGCGATTGTTCATGGCTAAAAATCCATTCTGTAATTAACTCTGTATGTTGGATCGCCTTTGTTTGTGTCAGATATTTCAAATCTGCCGCCATTACCAAAGTTCATTCCTACATTGCCAGTATAAATAGGGTCCATACCAGTATACTTTTCTCTCTGTATTCCAGCATCAAGAGCGCCATATTTTGCAGCCATTCCCAGTTTTGTGAAAGTGCCGATATTGGAATTGCTAAAGTTAAATCCATCTGGGAAAGACACGTTTTGTTGTTGCCTTGTCCTGCTACCCATCACGTTGCCGCTTACATCAACTGGGCCTAGCGATGTTTGTCCATCAATCCCGATCCTTATGGTTCTGTTTTTATTATCGATCTCAACAGGGCCATCTTGGAAAGATGAAAATTCTTTCCCGTACCCAGCAAATGGAGTTATGGAACCTAATTTACCATCAATTGTTTTGAAGAAATTAAGATCGGCAGAATAATTTCCAATACCTTTTGGCTGAATATTTAAATCACCAGAGAATGGTAGCTCATCAAGCCCCGTTAATGCTCCAATGTCAGCCATTAGGCCATACCTCTTTGCTGTTCCTGCGCGGGTGGCTGCTGTGTGGGTGGCTGCATGGCACTAGCGATATTACTTAACGCGCCCATATCGCCTGCGCCCATTCGCTGCCGAATCTCAGCAACCTTGTCTATTAAATATTTATTCATGTCCATCGGTGGCGGCTGACCCCCACTTGGGGAGGCAAGCGGGGGCGCACCCGGCTGCGGCGTTTCTTGCGGCAAGCCGCCGAACGCTGCGGGGTTTACAGGGGGCAAGTCATAGGATTGTGGGGGGAACATTCTTCATTGCCTCCATTTGAATTTTTGCGGCGTTCTTTTCTCGCTCTAGCTGCAATTCTGCCTCCAGCTTAGTAACCTTTGCCTGCAAGTCTGCCTGCGCCTTGGCTGCATCGATCTGCATGTCCTGACGCGCCTCTGCCTGCTTAATCTCAATACTGGACTTGGCCTTGGCCTGATCCGCTTGGATTTGCGCCTGAGTTCTGGCTTTAAGTGCCTCTGTCTCAAGCTGTGCAAGCTGCTGTGCGTATTGCAGCGGATTGCCCTGACCCTGCTGACCCTGCTGACCCATCATGCCACGCATGGCCTCGATTTGCTTCATCTGCGGTGCGGCCTGCACAACCTCTGCCGCACGTTGGCTAATAACGCGATCAAGTTCTGGATCGACCTCTTCAAACTTAAACTTGGGGTCTCTGAAGTTTGGCAGTGGCGGCAGTTCCATTGCCACGCCTGCCTGCATTCTAAGGCGATACAGCAGCGCGATATGCTCCGCGATATGCGCGATTAGAATTGGCCCCATTGTCTTCTGTGCGGCTGGATTGCCTGCCAGAGAGGGGTCTTGCATGAACTGCATGTGAACCGCAATGTGGGCATCGTGATCCTGCTCCAAGAATGCACGAATTGGCTTGCCATACATGACGCTCATATTTTCATCGATGGGGTCCATTTGCACAGCCTGCTCTGGCTTTTGCAAGATTTCATCGATGTTGTTTATGCGTAGCGCCTCGTACATCCGCTTGTAGGCTTCGTAAAGATCGTGAAGCTGTGGCGCTGACTGCGCCATTTGCAGGACGGCCTGCGCCTGCGAGATGCGCTGTGCGGTACTGAATATGTTGGGGTCCGACACTGGCACGATGTCAATTCGGTCATCGAAGTCAGCGGCGTAAACGATTTCTGCTGCACCAGCCACTGCGAAGGTAAATTCTTCTGGCAGGTTTTCTGCGTTTAGAGCCGCCAGCATTTTAAATTCTTGGCCCTGCGAGTAGTGCAGTCGCTTGTGAATTGCTGAGAACGACTTACTGCCCTGCTCAATTAGGGCGACCGTTGATCCAACTGGCGCGTTTGGATTTACGTCACCCACGTTTAGATCGGCAGTGCTGGCAAAACGCTGGCCTGCCTCAACCATAAAGCCAAGCAGATTAAACAAAGAGCCTGACGGCTCCTTGAAGGGCAGGGGCATTATGGCTTTATTCACGTCATCGACGGTACTGTCGAGATCAACAAATTCACCGGGACTGATCTGCATATCGCCGCCTTGAACACGGCCACGCAGCTTGAAGCCACCCTGCATATTGCTAAACGCTGCGGAATCTAAGAGAGCGCGGAGCGATCCCGTGGCTGCTTTGCCTAGTCCACCGATCATGTGATACAGGCCAAAGCCGTAGAAGCCCAAGCCCGGTAGGAACTTATAGCTCACAAACCAGTCGCGGCGTTTCTTTAGCTCATCGTCCTCGCGCCAATTGCGTCTGACGCTGACAACTTTCTGATTATCGTAATCGATGGTAATGACGTAGGGCAGCGCGACAGCGTTCTCGTCGGCCTCGTCCTCATCCATTTCTTGGCCGTCAATGCCGTCGAACAGATCATAGACGTGCATTTCCAGCAGTGTCATGGTGCCGTCTTCACTGCTGTCGCCGTACTCATCGACGCCCTCGATTTCGCCAATGGTATCGCCGCTGCCTGTTCCGATACCGTCTCCACCATCATATTCTGTCTGGAGATAGTAGCCGTTTTGAACGTACTTATTGTAATCGTTCTTTGGCATTCTAATGACGTGGGTATATCGGGGGGAGGTGTAGAGGTCTTTGGTCTCTGGTGCCACGCAGAAGTCTTCGGCCTTCACAAAGTCGCTGCACTGTCGATTTAGGTTTACGTTCCACCAAACCTTCTTGAACGTCTGACCTACCAGCGGCAGGTGAAACAGCATTTGATCCAAGTCTGGAAAGTATGAGACCATTTCGTTTTGGATTTGCCAGTTCATAAACTCGCGCACCCTACGGCCCTGCTCCTCGATTTTTTCGTCGGGATCGCCAATAATGACGGTCTTAATTGGACCGCCTGATGGGTACAACTCTGCTATCGCTTTGGCATTAAACTGTGTTGCCGCTTCAGCGATTAGGGGGTGAACAACGATGGACAGTCCACGGGTGGCGCGTTCATCATCGCCCTGATCTAAACCACCATCTGGGTCTAAGGTACGCAGCCCTGCCTTGTATCGTTCAAGCCATTCTGATCGGGAGGCTTCATCGTTTTCGTAAAAGCCGATTAGCTCTTGGCCTTTTCGGGCAAGCTCACGGGCATCGATTTCTTCTGCGAGGTTTTTGTCGAACTCTGCCTCACCAATTTCGTCTTGCATGTCTAGCTCTGGATCACCGATTAGAACGTCACCGTCTGGGAGTTCTTCGACCATCAGGTCATCTAGGGGCGATCCTTCAGCGAACGGAATAATATTCGGGTCAGCCATACATCGTCATCCTTTGTGTCTCTGGAGCGTAGTCTTCTTCTGGGTCTTCTGTGTGACCAAGGAACCAGCCCTTGCGTAATCTTAACCACGCCTGAGTGGCGGTGTCTACTATATCGTCATTTTTTGCAGCCGGGAAAGCCGCACATATTGAGATCAAATCTTCGGCCCATTTGCGTTTTGGATAGTAAATTCTGCCGTCTTCTAGCAGGGCAGATGCCGCATGAGCACGGGCCACCTTATCACGATCTGGGGAATATGCCAATACTGGCACCCCCGCCATGCGCAAATCAGCGAGAAGGCTTGCTCCGCTGGCCTTCTTCTCTATTAAAACTGCGTCTGGCTCCCAGTCATCGTATGCCTCCTGCGCTAGCTTGCGTAGCTCTGGATAGTTGACTTTGTCATACCACGCTTCCAGCACGATCAGGCAGTCGTAGCCATCTTTCTTGAAGACGCCCCACGTTGTTCGTGCGCTGAAGCTAGAGCTTTCTTTTGTTTCAAATGCCGTATCCCAAGATTGGATTACATAAGACACTTCGGGTAGCTCCTCCTTTTCCCACGGCACCCACCAAGACGCCTTCAGTATCCCGCCGCCCTTTGGGCTGGGTCGCTGCTGTAGCTGCCCAGCGGCAGCGTAGGAGCCAAGACCGCGCTCTAGAGTTGATAGCTCTTTCTCACCGAACCTCTCAGGCCATAGCAGCTCTCCCTCTTTTGTGCGTGGGTCTGTGAAGCCAAGGGATGATCTCACTGGCGTGGGATGGCCGATCTCATACCGTGCGGGTAATACAAGATGATCCCATTCATTGCCTAGCTCATTTGCGAGAATATGCCCGGTTAGGTCTTGTTCATTGACTCGCTGCTGTATGACAATAAACGAGCCTGTTTTAGGGTCATTTAGGCGGCTCTGCATGGCCTGATCCCACCAATCTATGACGCCCTGCCTGACCTTTTGACTGTCAGCCTCTACGACATTATTTATGTCATCTAAGATGATACAGTCTCCGCCTTCCCCGGTTAGGGAGCCAGCGACTGATGTACTTAATCGAATGCCGTTTTCGCTGTTCTCAAATCTTGATTTCTGGTTCATATCCCCACTCAATTGAAATTTGTCACCAAAGTGCGCCTGATACCACGGGCTGTCGATCAGCCTTCGGCACTTGGTGCTGTCCCTGATCGACAGAGAGGCGCTGTAGGATGCATATAAGAATTTTTTTGATGGTTGTGTGACCCAAGTCCACGCAGGTAGCACCACGGCGGTTGAGATCGACTTTGAATGCCGTGGGGGAATATTGATGATCAACCGTTTAATAGATCCGTCCACGACTGCCTCAAGATGATCGCTGATGGCATCTAGGTGCCAGCCAGACGTGTAGTCCGACCCCGGTTCAATCGTCGGCCAAGCTGCCTTCGCAAACGCCCTCAATGACCTCCGATAAGTTTCGGCTTGAACCTTCTCCAGTGTCAACGTTTTTAAAAGCTGCTGTAATTGCGCTGAGTTGGTCATCGCTCACCCTCGTTAAATCTATGACATTTTTATGTTCGACAGTGGTTGCGACCTCATGCTTGTTCGACCAGTTGTCTTTGTCCCTGTTATTTAGGTAATAAATAATAGCGACATTATCGCCTTTTACAGCAGCATTTTCAAATAGCTTATTGGTGACTTTTGAGAGGCCAATTGCCTTCCCTTTTTTTATAGTCTCTAAAAACTCTAAATATTGTGCCTGTTTATTGTAAATAGTTGCGGGTGAAACGCCCAAGCAAATAGCAATTTGATTAACGGTTAATCCACGTCCTGCCATCTCTTCGACTTCTTCCAGAACTTCTGGCGTGATCTCAAACTTGGGTCTACCTACAGGATTTTTTGATTTTTTCTTTGCCATGACGTTACTCCCTTAAAATTACATATAATACAAAATTATATTAAAAAAAAGGTTTGTTGTTTTGGTAGTAAAAAAATGCCCCGCGAAATAGCGGGGCTAGTTTGAGCAGAAAGTGCATTTAGATTGATAGCATTGCCACGATTGCAATTACAACTGTTATTACGAATGCGGCACTGGCGATGACTTCTTTTTTCCATCCATCTGGTTTTTTGTCATGGATTTCCATGTTGCCTCTCATATCGATTGACACCCACTGGCCGCTCTTGCAGGGGGTTTCTGCTGCTTGTGTGTATACAAACAAGTCTGGGCTACCCGTTCGTTTGCATGAGTTTTGTTGGACCCATTTTGGCATGTCGTGGCTCCACTCGTAGCCCCTAAATTCCCAAGATTTAGTTATCATTTCTTTTTCCTTTTCGTTCCGCTTTTGATTGCGCGTTTTGCTGCCCGATTAATTGGTTTTAATCCGTCAGTTGATTTCTTATCTTTTCCTACTTTTGAGGGAAACGATGCCTTGCTTAGATTGTTAGTCACAATTTATCCTCCCGCTCATCAAACTGGTGGGCCAGTCTGCGTAGCTCTGTTGCGGTTCCCTTATTTATGGTGGCGGTAAATATCGGCTTACGGTCTTTGGCGTATACGGCCTCACCAGCTATGACTGCGTAAGTTGTGTCTGTAAGCTCAAAAGTTAGGTGAT